AATAATACGTTATAATACAGATATGAAGACGTTTACTCAGATGAAGTCAGAAGTAGCTCAGCTGTGCGGTCTAGATGATAGTTCAGATGAGCTGGTCAAGATAGCTAAAGATATCTGTTCAGGTGCTCAGCTCGTCAATTCTCTAGCTAGGCGATATCCAGCTACTAGGACTAAGACGACCGATCTGATTGCCAGACAGACGTCATATCAGCTAAGCGATGACGTTTTGAGAATAACGGCTGTAACCTGTAAAGACAGTGAGCTGATTGAGATAAAGAGTACTAGCGAATATCTAGCTGTAAAGCATAACTGGCTAACTCTAGCCTCACAACCGACATACTATTTTGTCAAGACACCACGCCAGATTGAGCTATTGCCACCGAGCGCAGTAAACGTTACTGATGGATTGAAAGTTATCTATGAAGCTAAGGCGACTAGATTACATATCGACGACTACACTGCTAAAGTCAAGCTAGAGACTAATAGCGATGCTGTTGAAGCTGTGGGGGGCGACAAGTTCAGATCTGATGTAGTTGATGACTGCTATATGATATTTTCAGATGAGCGAGCGATTAAGATAGACAGACGACTAGATGATACCCACCTGTTATTGCAGAATTACTATGAAGGCGATAACTCAGCTAATGTTACTGTGACAATCGGTCAGAGTGTCGATATTCCTGAAGAATATCACGACGCTATAGTTTACTACGCTTGTCAACAGTTTTATCTGATGCGCAAAGACTTGCAGACAGCTGGCTACTATAAGCAACTATACGATGAGCTGGTAGAGCGATATAGGACAACGTATGGCTTGAAGACGTCAGATGGCGTTATCAATCCGTATCCTAGACTGCCTGTCAATGACCCACGAGTGTCACCATGGAGGCTAAATGGCTAGCCGATACGATAGTACAGATTTAGTTATCTGTCAGACGTCGTTTTATGGCGGGCAGGGGTCGGATAAGAAGGTCGGCATTAAGAACGCTTATGCTGACAGTGAGTGTCTAGACGCTAGACTAGAGCCTAGTGCTATGAGCGTGCTAGCTGAAGCTGATTTTATCCGTAAGACTGACGAGCTAGGTCTGGTCACAGGCATGACACAATCGGCTGATGGCATCAAGTGGATGATAACCGACCATGGCAAGCTGATTAAAGTAGATAGAGCTAATGTCGCAACGGTCAAAGCTAACGTCTGGACAGATAGCGTAAGTAGAGCCGATATAGCCTATCAGAACATGAACGATACGCTGTATATCACCGCCAACAACAGGCTGTACAGCTTTGATAATGTCACTGGTGATAATCTTTCAAGCGGAGTAGCAGTCCATAGCTTAAATTACAGCACGTCTAATACAGTAGCTCAGATATTAGTTAGAAGCCCAGCCGGCTATCTGACGGGCAACGGTGTGGACAGGTGGTCATTCAAGACTGGTGGGGCAGGTAATACAGGGGTCAAGACGTCGTTATCTGAACAGGACGATGATAAATGCGTCTTTATCCCTGATGTCTCACCGATGGCTAAAATAGCGGTCAGAGTTAGGTCTCATCCAACATCTGGCGAGATGACGCTGATTTTGCATAACAACGCCAATAAAGAGATAGCCAGAGCTAAGGCGTCTGTTAGCGATACTAAACCTGATGGTACGATTGAGTTCACCTTCACCAAACCGATAGATATCGTCACGTACAAGACTGGCGGTACTGAGTATCATATCCATCTAATAGCCGACACTAACGATTGGACGGTTGACACATACGAAAGTGGTAAGATGTACGGATTGCACTTCAGATATTATGCTAATGCACTGAATATCACCAGCAGTGGCTATCATCCGATAATGGCGTATAAAGACGGCACATTGCTGGTTGGCAACGGTCGATATTTGATGCAGTGGTTACCGACAGGCGCAGAGGCAGAGACGCCAGAGGTGATGCAATCTAATCGGGTCAGTGCTGTAGATGGCATGGAGATAACCAGCTTGACCAGTTCAGATGAATATATCGTGATGGGCTGTGAAAGGGTCGGCAAAGGTCAATCTAGAGACTTTCAACAGGGTAGCCTATGCTTCTGGGATTGTGTGGCTGATAACGTCAACTTTAGAGTAGATTTAGAAGAGGGCGCACCTCAGAGCCTCTACTCTCATCAGAATATCATCTACATGGTGATAGACAACGGCTTGTACGCTTATACTGGTTCAAAAGCTATCGCTAAGATACGAACGCTCGCTAGTGACTTGGGTGAGTTTTCAGGCGTAGATAATCAGACAGTCGTTTATGACCACGCCATGACTGTGCGCAAGGGGATACTATTATTAGTCTATCCTGGCAAGACAACTCTTAAAACTAGAGCAGGCATATATAGTTATGGCTCGTTAGATAAGAATTACCCTAACAGCTACTACTACTCATATGCTTTGCCTGGTTTACCCGAGAACTGTAATACGGATAAGTATAGTTTTGAGGTCGGTGGTATTTGGAACTTCGGCGAGAACCTCTACATCTCTAATCGAGTTCATGACAACGTCAACAATTCTGATACTTGGTATATAACTGTAGTCAATAACTCATCAAAGCCTGCCAAGAAGTTTAAGTATGAGAGTCTAGAATATGACGGTAGCTATCCCTGGAAAGCTAAGGAGCTACTCAGGATGGTGGCTACTTTTGACCCGTTGCCACAAGGATGCACTATTAGGCTGAAATACAAGATAAACGGCGGCAACTGGGTATTTAGCGAGGGAGAAGCTAAGTCGGGCGATACAGAGATATATTTTGAGGTGAACAAGCGATTTAAGGTGCTACAATTTGGCTTAGAAGGTATAAACGACGGTGCTACCAAGCCCGCTAGAATAACGTCAATCGGTATTAACATAAGGAGCTTGCCCGAGGAAGGCAAGATGCATAAATAATGGCAGAACCAGTATATAATCAGAACACTAACGATTTAGTCACCAGCTATTCTCAGACTAAACCGACCGAACTCAAGGCTACCTTTGAGGAGATTGGCAATGTCAGTGAACTGGATATTGCTCAGCAGACACAGATAGCACCACGTCAGACTAGAACAGGTGTCACTAGAGGCACTCAGGTGGTGCAAGGTCTCTACCAGGTCAAAGATAACAAGGGTAGAGTGGTAGTGCTGATGGGTTATTCACCAGGAGCTTTCTAGTGCCTATTTTTGAACCAAAGCCGATGGCGTCTACTATGCGCCCGAGGCAGGATTACGGTATCAAAATAGCTAAAAAAGGCTATGACGCCAGAACAGCATCAGATGTGAACCTACTATATTGTTCATCATTCCCGTGCTTGCAATGGATAACAACTATTGACCAGGATAGCCCTTGGCAGGTGCTACAAGATGGTGCTACTACTGAATATAATATACGTAGCGGTGAAATGAGAACTGTCTACAAGTACAAGGCTAAGTTACTACATAATCTAGGTTATCCGCCGATGCTGATTGTGACCGACAAGCAAGCCTCATTTGGTGAGATGTACAGAGGCTTTTGGTGGGATGAGAGCTGGATATATCAAGAGATTACCGCTTACGACTTAAACATATTTAACGAGCATAAAGCTCAGACGCTTAGAGGTAGAGCCTTGATTGTAGCCGTAGATATCAGCCATGATATTGAATATCCCTACTTCGACACCCCAGATAGCACTGATTGGGGCGAGACGTATGACTATGGCTTAAAACATATCCTCAGTGACAACCCTAAAGAGACCGACCCAGAGAAATTAGGCTTGAATGCTATGGTGCAGAGCCAGTTAGTGCTAGCCGTCAAAGTAGCCACCTTTGATAAAAAGGAGAGTAGCTTTTATCCATTGCCAGGCGGGATGGATTATAACCAGGTGGCAGCCTACTCTTTTATCCAGAATAGTCAGGGGCAGTGGCACAACAGTGGCGTGTCTTATCAAGATAGTGGAGGCTATCGAGCGTATACCTTGGATGGGGTGAAAGGCTTTAATATCGATGGTCACCTCGTTTATCCCAAAAGCAGTCTAGTAGTGGTTAGACAGCCGATGGTGGCTAGCGAGGTGACTAGATTGGTGGTCAATCCATGAGGTGGCTCAGATTAGGCGGTGTCGGCGATGCCCAGTCGATAGATAGTAACGTCATTGTTCAGCATGGCTGGACTGTGGACGGTGTTTTCAGGGCTAAAGACCGTTATCTAGGTGATGGCTGGCTATGCGGTAGTAGAACTACTTACACAACACCAGACCAGTTTGGCTGTGAAATTATGAACAACAAGTTTTATATGTATTACGGCAGCAAAAGAGTAATGCTAGACTATCCCGATATGTTTGATACCCCTTATGATAGTAGCCCGATTTATCACCTACATATCGAGCCTAGCTACGGTTCAATCAATGGACGGCGAGTAGAGCTCAATAGCACGATTATCAACCCTAGTCGGTCAGTCTTTATTGGTTCAGTAAATACCGGCGGTGAGATTGAAAAGCGTGCGCTACTGATGGACGTAGGTGAGCTTATCTTACGAGACGAGACTGGTGCTGAACGGTTACATGTTGTACCTGTTAAGCAAGGTAGCACTGAATACAGTACTATACCCGCCCCGAGTGATTGTCTGTTTGACTTGGTTAGTAAAACTTACAAAGTTAAATATCAGGGCAAAGGTATGCCCTATTGTGAGGATGACGATGAGGGGTTAAGTGAACTACCACCTAAAGATGGCGGTGTCGTGCCAAGGTCAGATTATGGCTTAAAGGTACTGTCACCTTACGATGATAACGTCGTCTATCTGAATAGTGCCTACAAGCTGATTGGGACAGATATCTCACGTAAAACGCCTCAGATAAAGACGTACAAGTTTACCGTGCTAGGCGACGCCCCAGAGCCACCAGTCTACCCTAACCCTTTTACTTGGGATAACGTCTATAGGTCAGGTCATGGTATGCACAAGAAGCATGTTCACACTATTAGGACTGGTATACCGGCTGGACAGCTTAGGATAATAAACTTAGCTCATAGCGAGATTGGTAGCGGTAACCTCAAGTCAATTATCCATGAGGCTTGGTGGCAGTATGACGGTGATGGCAACTTTGACGTCTATTTTTCTGCCAACAGCACCGACGCTATTTTTGCCTACTCTAACTTTAATATTACAGAAAACGTGATATCTGCCGGTGCTACTGATGAATTATTTGCCTGGGCATTCTCACCAACTGGCAATTATCCTGCCAGGGGTTATATCAACGGCTCACAACCGACCATGTCGATGTACACTGACCCAAACATTCATTGTGGTTTTTCTATCGAGCCTAGAGACAATGGCGATATCGATATCTATTCTACCGTGGCTTGGGCGTGGGGTAACCGAGCTAGTGGCGGTCAATGGTGGTTTACCTCACAATGGTGGAGCTGGTGGTGGCTAACTGGCATCACTTTTGATATCACCACGCTAATTACCCCTTACCATTTATAATAAGACTATGGATTGGCAAAGACGGCTACAAGAAGCTCAACAATATGTAGACCAGACTTACGGTGCATACGGTGCCGCTCAAGAGCAGACTAAGCAGGCTAAGCAGGCTTACGATATTGCTTTCAATCAACGCCCCGACTACCAGACGATATATGACCAGTACAAGCGTCAATCAGAGCAAGATTTGGACGTATCGGGCACTAAAACTACCTTAGACAAGTCTAAAGAGGCGCTGGCGGTAGTTAAAGACCAGCTAGACAGGCTCAGCACTACTATTGTTCAGCGTTTTGGTGGCAACCTTACCGAAGAAGAGCTAGAGCGTGTCAAAGAGCCTCAAGAAGAAGCCCTCACTAGCCGATTTAAGCAATATAACGCCGATTATCAGACCAAGTTCAACGATTATCATTCTAGGGTCGAGAAAGCTTTCAATCAGGCACTAGGGCTAACTAATAAGCAGAGTGACAGCTACTGGTCAGGTATCAAGAGGCGAGCTGATGACTGGAATACGGCGGTCAAGAACGAAGAGCAGTGGTCAGATATGGCTACTCAAGCGAGATATCAGCAGCAATCAGTTCAGAGTGCCTATGACTGGTGGAATATTAAGCAACGCTGGATGGCTCAGGAGCGAGAGATAGAGGCTAACAGGACTAAACGATATCAGAACGCTATTAACTCAGAGCTTAGCCGAGCCAGAGCAAGTTCAGAGCGTGAGTACAACGCTATGTTAGCTACTGCCCGTAAGCGGTCAGATATAGCTAAGACCCAGTCAGGTGAGCTATCACTAGCTGAATACTTCAGAAGATACGAGGGTGGTGCTTATGCGGGGGCTTATTAACGAGGCTACTGTGTTACGATAATCCTAAGAATAGGAGTTTAGATGGATTTTAGTGGACGTATTGCATCAGCTAACCGAAACGCAGACGCTAGTTATCAGAAATACAACGCCTACCAACAGCAGGCAGATGAAGCGTATGGCAAGTACAATAACGCCTTTGATAAGCGTCAGAGTTTTGGTGACATATATAACGCAGCCAGAGATAGATATCTCAACACCGATGAGATAAACAAGGCTAGAACCAGTTATCAGCAAGCCAGAGGCGCAGTAGACCAGCTCAACGATACTATCAACCGTATGCCAGATACTATCAGACAGCAATACGGTGGCAATTTAACTCAGGCTCAGCTATCACGGATTATGCAGTCTAGGCAAGGTGATAACGCCAACACAATGAACATGCTCAGTCAGAACTACAACAATGCCTTGCAAGATTACACCGATTTAGCTAATCGTGGTATGCAAGAGACGCAGTACGTAGCAGGTAATCAGATGAGCGACCAGGAGAAGACCTTGGACGCCTTGCGTAACGTCTGGTCAACCTTGTTAGGTCAGCGCAACTCTGCCTACCAGATGAACCAGCAGGATAGAGGCTTGCTGGCTAATGAGTATGGTGCTAGAGATAAGTACCAGTTAGCTCAAGACCAGATGGCACTAGACAGGTGGAAAGCGCAACAGGAGAACTACCGCGCTAAGTTAGCCGCTGATGCCCGGATAGAAGCAGCCAGAATAGGTAACTATCTGTCTCAGCGTCAGCCCAGCACAAGTAACACCGACAAGCCCCCCAACAACAACACCTATACACCGAGAAAACGTCAAGAGCCGATTTATGCTACCAAGGCTAATAATCTTTGGGATGCCATTAAGATGTATGGACCGCTAGCGGCACTTGGCGGTGGTACGTTTTGGGCTAACAAGGGCATAGAAGACCGCTGGGGCGGTGCATCTGGCGGTAACGGTGGAGGAGATTGGTAAATGGATATTCTAGGTAATTTAGGTAAGTTACTGTTTGGGACAGGTCGACAATACGACCGTGATACGGTCAATAAGCAGATAGACCAAGCTAATGCTTTGAACCAGCAAGCTAATGACTACTATGCTAAAAATATTGAGGGTGTCGATTGGAATAGCCTCAACCCCGAGGAGCAGGCTAGGCGTTCAGCAATCATGAACTCTTACAACACTGCCCGAAGCCAGAACAAGAGCGGATTGGACACGTTAGGCAAAGCCTATGAGCAAGAGGAGAAAGATTGGCGATACAAGCCTTTTGGCAACGGGATAATCGGCGGTATTGTCAACCCGATGTATCAGGCGGGAACGGCGGCGGTCGATTTGATGGGCGGTACGTATAAGCAGAACAATCGTGACCCCGTCTCAGATATTGGAGCTGGCGTCGAGAGCCTTATGAACATCATCCCTGGAGCATCAGGCGTCAAAGCCTTAACCTCAGCAGGCAAAATTAGTAGAGGTGCACTGGTTAGGAACGCCCTCTCAGGTGCAGCGAGTAATGTGGCTAATGCCTATCGTGAAGGTGGTCAGAATACTAAGCTCAGTGATGCCTTAAGTGGCGCACCTATGGGTGCAGTAATGGGCGCAGCTATGCCTATCGGATTTGAAAAGTTTGGCAGTCTAAAAAATAAGCTAACAGGCACTGATTGGCGTAAGTATCTGCCCAAGTCTACTATGGGTAAGGTAGCTTTAGGCGGCGGTGCTTTATATGGTGGCAGTAAATTACTACCGTTATTTGGCGGTGGGCAGAACCAGTATCAAGACCAGTATCAAGATGATGAAGATGAATATGGAGGAGGCTACTACTAATGTTTAGTAACATTTTAAGCAAGCTATTTAGAAGCTCAGGTGATGATATTGCCCGTGGCGTTGCTAATAGTGCCTCTAGGGGGTTAGCAAGTAGCCTAGCTAGAAACTATGGCGACGACTTAGCTAATGTCGCAGTAGCCAGTGCCTCTAGAGGGCTAGGCAAGAGTGCCTTATCTAATCTGGGGCGTGAGATAGCTGATGACACTACTCAGAGCGTGGTCAAAAAAGGCGGTTTTCTGAACTCAGTGGCTGATTTACTGGAGAAGAGCGGCGAGACGGCAATGAACACGGGCAGAAGCGTCACTAGAGCGGGTATGGCTAAAGTAGCACCCGATGCTAAGCACAACATTGCTGAAGTATTCAGACGGACAGGTATCTCAGACCCTGGGGCTCAGGCAGAGTTAGGGCGGACGTTGACGGGTACTGAAGATGCTATTCTGGACAAAGCAATCAATAGCACCAGGTCGGCTACTGACGTGCTGGATATGACCCATTTTGACTTGCCTACCCGTGAATATGAGGCGGTATTGAACAGCTTTCCGTCTAACTTACGACCGCTAATTGACCATTACACCCCTATACAGATGGAGAAATTACTCAAGAGCGAGGGTAGTAGGCTGATGTATACAGCTAACAAGGCTGGTGACAAGACCTTGGGTGGATTGATGATGGATATGGGCGACAAGATTGCTACAGGTATCGATAACGCCGTAGAACAGGTTAGACCGGGTGCTACTCAAGAACTGTACGAGAACTCTATCAATGAGCTCAAAAGGCTTGCCGGTGAGGCTAGGTTGCAGAACAATACACCTTTCATGAAAGCTTACGATAAGCTGGCTCAGGAACTGGAAGCCACCCCGGCAGCAGAGAGGACTATTGCTAACTTACGCTCATTTAAGCGGGACTTTGTCAACGGTGAGAAACTGGAGCGGTTATCTGACCAGGCTCAGGGCGGTGGTGCTTTACTGGGCAACTCAGGTGGTGGTCGTGGTATGGGTGGTATGCCTAAGGGGCTGACTAACTTGCTGGATACCTTAGTCGGTACACCGGCTCAAGCGGCGACAGGCAAGCTTGGGTCAACCTTAGTAGGTGCTGCCGATAAGCTTAGAGATGAGGGTGTACAGAAGGCTATCAAGCGAGGCGCAGTCGCAGTGGGCGGTATTGGAGCACTATCTATGCTAGGTGACCAGCTGGGCGGTAGACAGGCTAGAGGCAGTAGTATGCCCGGTGCCGGCTCAGAGGCTGACGGAATGGGTTCAGCTATGGGTGGGGTTACCGGTAATCCAAGAGGTGTATCTAACGGGTTAGCTGCTGCTAATTCAGCGAACAACGACACCATTGCGGGCTATTCTAGAGAAGACTTAGAGAACGCTTACGTCAAGGCACTGACCGACGGTAACACTAACGCAGCCAAGTCAATAGCCAGTATTATCGACCTGCTAGATAGCAGAACTAAAGCCACCACTAAAGCCTCAGCCGCCAAAAGCGGTGTTGCTGATGCTAAAACGGCAGCTAAACAGAACTCTGCCCGCACTCAGATGAGCAACCTGATGAAACTGTACCGACAAGCCGGTGGCGGTCGTGGTGTAGGTGGACACTTAACTAATGCCCTCAACGCTATTACCGCTGACAGCGTCAATCCGGCGGCGGGAGCATACAACACTCAGCGTCAAGCTTTAGCCGTAGCCTTGGCTAGAGCCAGCGGCGATAGCGGCACATTATCTGACATGGATATCAAGTCATACATGTCGATGGTGCCCGATATCGCCGACAATCCGGTGAAAGCTAGACTTAAGATACAGTCAATCTATAACATGCTGGGGCAATAGAATGCTAAACAGCGTATTATCGAAGCTGTTCTCTGGAGCTGGCAATTTAGCTGATGACGCTGCCCGAAGTATAGGCAAAACAGCCACTAATCACTTGGATGATTTACTGGGTGGCGTTGCTAAGCGAGCGACCAGAGCCGTCAAGAAGGTTGCCGATAACGACCTGGATGACCTACTAAGCAAAGCCGGCAATTACCTCAGTAAACATGCTGATAATAATGCCGGCAAGTTGGCAGATAGCTTAACCGACCGCCTGGGGCTAGCCTTCTCAGAAGGAGACGTGCCCGTTAGTAAGCTGGTGAGGCTGAAAGAGTACCAGCCAAGAACCACCGCCAGTGGAGCGGGTACTACTAAGAGTGTCTTTGAGAAAGGTTACCAGGAGGGGATGGTTGACCAGCCGATTGTAGTGCGTAAGGTGGGCGATGATTTTCAGGTGTTAGGTGGGCACTCTAGAACTATGGGGCTGGAGCAACGAGCTAAGGCGGGGCTAGATAATCCCGAGTCTATCAAGGCTAGAATTTATCAGGATATAACAGATGACGAAGCTAAGCAGATAAGCCGTGGAGCTAACCAGGGAGGTCAATATGAGAGCACGCTGGACATGGCAAAGTCGATTGCCGAGAGTAAACGGTCGGGGTTAGAGCCACAAGTCAAGCGCAACAACATTAAGCGTGGCACTGATTTTGACGATTACAGCTATGCCTGGGACGCTATCGAACACAACCCGAAGATGCAATCTGTAATTAACGAGAACATGGATTTTAGCCCGGATACTCTGATAGCTACCTCACGTAACGCCCGCAATCGGGGCATGAACCAAGACAAGTTTATGAGCGTGGTGGAAGGACTATACAACGCCGACAAGCTATCTAAGAAGAACGTGGATAACGTGGTCAATCTGATGACAGGCAAGCTGAAGAGCCTTAAGATAAAAGACGCTCAATCTACTCTGTTTGGTGATGATGTAGGGCGAGCTATCGATGCGGTTGACTTGCTATCTGATTTTGAAAACATATCGGGGGATATTAAGTCTAAAATGAATGCTATCAAAAAGGTTCAGGGACTTGACGATATGTCTGACGAGGTAGTAACCGCCCTCGGTAACCAGACGGCTAAGCTGGAGGACAAGCTTAAGAATATCCAAGATGAGATACTCAGTCGATATAATGATAGGGTTGCCAGCTCTGCTAAACAAGCCCCAACCCCCACCTTTGGTAGTCTGCCACCTCAGATTGACGAAGAGAAGCTGGCTGAAGCCATACCCGTATCAGACAACCAGGCTGGCTTATTTGGCGATTTAGAACCAAAGACGGTCAACAACACAATTAGCAAGCCAAAGCCTCAGAAACGTGCCCGTGCGCAGACAGATGGCGAGAATGACACACACCAAGTACCAGTTATGGAGATTAACCAGTACTGGGACAGAGGTAACGTGCCTGTGCACAATTTGACACCCGAACCAGCCGAGATAATCGAGCAGGTACGGCACTACCTGCCCCAAGTTAGGGAAAGCGATATCCAAGAACTGCCTAACCATATGCTTACACGGTCAAAGCCTCAGGTGATTAAGCCAAAGAAAACAGAGGCACTAGCCCTTAAAACAGCTGTAGATAACCTACCTGATGTCGCTCAATTAAAAAAGATGAGCAATCGGGAGCTGCTGGATTTTGTGAAAAACTGGCGCAAGTCTACACCATACAACATTTTGACAATGGGGCTAACTAGAACTATCAATCAAAAGCAAAAAGATAATAGCTAAAAAACGGTCACAGTTTAGGTGAATATCTGTGGTATATTCACCCTATAAGATAAGTAAGGAGAAGAAATGGTATTTTCTGAACGAATTAAGACAATTACCTACAACGAGATATTGCCGTCGATTGTGGATACGGTCAATCAGAGCAACATCTTTACCGCCAGGGCGTTATCTAACCCTAAGCCGTGGCGAGGTACTACTGTCAATCAGCCTATCCAGATTGCTAACTCAACAACTGGTGGCTCATTTGACGGTATGGATGAGTTTGACACCTCAGCCACTAACAACGTGCGCAGCATGACTTGGTACGTCAAGGGTTATGAGCAGAGCATCGTTATCCCGGGTATCGAGCAGTCTGTCAACGAGACCGCCAGCAAGGGAGCTGTACGCTTGCTTGGTGCAAAGATGGATGAGGCGGCGAACTCTCTGGCTGATGGTGTCGGCAATCTGTTATATAGTTATGGTAACGGCAAAGACTTTGACGGATTGGGGCTTATCGTCGACGACGGTACTGCCACCTCTTCTTATGCAGGTTTAAGCCGTGCTGAACTGCCGAACATTAACGGTCACGTCACCGCAGCGGCTGCCGGCAAGATGACTCTTGACCTTGTCTCTAAGGCGTTTGACGATGCTTCAGCGGCGGGCTCATCGCAAGAGTCACCCGACATCGCCTTCACCACCTCTCAGATTTGGAGTCTGTTTGAAAGCTTGTTGCACAAAAACAACAGCTTACAGGCACACTATGACGCTACAGCTATTACCGGCTACAACCGTGTGAACGGTAAGACCCCACGCGGTACTAGCGTACCTGCTCAGTCTCTGAAAGGTGCTTGGGGCGTCGATGCTATCAGCTACCGTGGCAAGCCTGTAGTGGCTGACGACAAGTGCCCGAACGGTCGGTTCTACTGGATTAACGAGCACTACCTGGAGTACCGCAATCTAAAGGGTCAAGACCTGAACAACTACAACAACAAGAACAACATAACTGAGGGTACATATTCAGACATTAAAGACCAAGTACCGTCGTTCTTGCAGATGCGTGACTTCATGCAGCCTATCAACCAGTACGGTAAGATTGGTTGGTTGGTAATGCTTGGTAACCTAATTCACCGACAGCCACGACGCAACAGCGTGATTACAGGTATCAAGTCGATAGCCTAGGGCGTCCAGCCACAACTAAAAAGCCACCTCTTACGGGGTGGTTTTTATTGTTCTTGCCACTTAGTCGGTGAGTGCGTATCAGCGTTGCGCCAGTGCTGAGGCTTAGTAGTTGCACCTTGCCACTTACTAGGTGAGTGCGTATCAGCGTTGCGCCAGTGCTGAGGTGACATTGGTCGTGGCGGGCGTCTTAAAACAGACTTGCCCTTCAGAGACGCTGTAAATACGCCATATATCCGAGATGCACCCTTTATCGTAATAGTCGCTTCACCCGCAACGACGGCACTACCAAGCAGTATGAGGGACGGTTGGATATGTACCCTAGACTGCCCCTTGATAAATGCCTGCTTGACAAAGACGCTGACAACCGACTTACCACTAATCTGCTTAGTCTGATACTTATTTATTCTAGCCTTACCTCTAAGACTGACGTCTTTGTTTACGCCTGTGACAATCTTAGACTTGCCGACAATCGATGCGGTGACTGACTTAAGAATATCTGCCCTACCGGATAGCTGGGTAGACATATTCTTATTTATGACCGCCTTGCCTCTGATTACATCAACATCAGCCCGCTCTATCCTGGCTGAGCCCTGGATGGCAATGGCGTTTTGTGACCTAGGCGCACTGGCACCGCCCGTGGCAAAAGAGTATTGGGTATAAATTACACCTACTCCACCCGGTCTACCGGTGTAATTGACTAAGCCTATCTCGCCACTATTATCACCGAACTTACGTACAGCATCTATCTGCCAGTTAGCCGGTTCAGCCTCGCCGTCACGCCATATCTTAGCGTACTGGCGGTTATTGTCTGACCTAAATCTAACCCAATAAGGTGTGTTTAGTGACCAGTTATACCAGTAATAAGCTATCCCTTCATTGCGGGTGTCATCATATAGAAACAGCGATAACCGTCCATAGCTAGGGATATAGCCTAGCGTCAAGCCTTGTGAGGCTGACCTATTATAGCGGTGCCCTAAGATACCGTAACTACCTACATTTTGATTGCTAGTCCAGACGATAACCCTGGTGAGTGACTCAACGACTGATGCGCCGGGCTCATACTGCCGACAACGAATAAAGACCTGCCCCTTATTATCTGCCTTAATCCAGATACAGCCATGTTGGTCAGGCGTAAAAGCGATGTAATTGCCCGGGTTATGGTCTACTATCCAGTTAGGGTTATCTCCAGGGATATTGCCCGGTGGCTCATTAGAAAAATCAGTAAAATATTCATTCATCTTGTTACTATCTTATCAGTAAACGAAAAAGACGCCCCGGGTGAGGTGGGGCGTCTTCACAATATGCATCGTAAGAGTGGGATAAACTAGCCAAAAAGACCACTCTCACGACAGGTAATGACCCGCAAGCGGGAAAAGATTAAGAGAAAACCCGCCTACGAGAAAGATTGTGTGTGGTGAAAGTACAAAGCATACTAGGAAAATCAACCAAAAACCTAATACGCTACACCACTATAGTATCAAGACAGCTATCTAACTACAAGCTATTTTGTAATTATTATACCGTCCTAGTTGTAGTGGCTCGATATTTATTCATTTTTTGCTCTCCCCTTACAATCTCTAAATATGGCGCATCAGGTATAACAATCACATACGACACGTCGTTATATCTGTAGCCGATTGTGTGGCTCTTGACTATCGGTCTTGAGCCGTCTTCCATTTTCTGCTCCATACTGCGATAGTAGATAAGTTCGGCAGGCTTACAGTTAATGTCATAAATAAATTGTTCATCACCTGCTAACTTAAGGGGCATGTTGTTGACGTAGAAGATGCGGGCTTCCAAGTCTAACAAAACGGCTTGGCTATCATCGGTAATATCACGTAAAACAAAGGCTACTAGTGGCGTCTTCTCACGTTTATCTTCTACGTCTCTAAAGGCAGACGGGTTATGCTCTTTGGTCGGGTCATGCTTAGAGTAATGGTCATCGTCGGGCTGAGTAATCCGTTCACCGTCCGCAAAGATTGCTTGCCATTTATATCGTTGTCCGTCCGTCATCACTAATTCTCGTTCCACCTGAAAGCTAATGTTAGTTCAGGCGTGTCACCGGGCTGAGCACTGCCTGTGGTCTGCAACTGAGTAACCATGTATTGGGTGTAGCCAACCATTGTTAGTCTGTCTCCTACAGCCGTACCCTCCGGTCCTGCCGGCGAAAACTTGACTGTCTCACCGTTATCTAGAGATACAGGATTGCTTAAGTCTTTAGCTCCCGCCAAAGCTCCTCTAGTCGGTGTGGTGTAGGTACTGGTGACTAGTCCAACCAACTTAGTATTAGGGCTGACTGAGCCACCTGTGTGAGCAAATCTGCCCATAGATAGCTGATTGAAAGTACCGGTAAACTTAACAAAGGTGTACTTTGGGTAGCTGTTAGTCCCCGCTAGGATAGTAGCATTAGCGGGTGACGTTGTAGTATCGTCAACTGACTTCCAGTTGACGTTATTAGTGTCATTGCGGGTAGCACCTTTAGCCGGGCTTCCCGTGGCAGTTCCGTTATCTTCTTGCCATTGTGCGATTGCTGTCATACCTTAAGCTTATCATATAATAGCGTCGCCGTGCGTGCCTGCTTGATAGAGGTGTTAGGATTGACTATTACCACCTTAGCGTCCAGCTTGCCTAAACTGTTTAGTCCGCCAAAGCCGACGAATAACTTATCATACATAATTCGATAGAGTAACTCAGCTGACCGCATCTTGTGTTCAGTCATAATAAAATGACCACCGATAAGGGATATATAAGCATCTCCATCGGGGTCAAAGTTGACGGTGAGCATATCGGTGTTGTCTTTGTCGTACAGCTTAAACCAGATAAGGTAGTGTGAACGTCTGGTGAACTCGTGCGGGTCACCATGTAGATACCAGACTAATCGGTTTAGTGCCTCCTCATGGTTGCCGCCCTGCTCAATAGCGTGACCGTCTCTGAACAGGGCAGTCCAAACAAAAGGGGCTTTAGGCGTTATTGTCCATCTTGTTCTTTTCATAGTTCTTTGAGCTGATACCCAAAATTGTGCCTAAGCAAGTAATGACCGCTCCTGCGATGATAGTGACCACTTCAGTACCAGGTAGCCCTAACGCTACAGCGATAGTGGTGTAGCAGGTTAGTAAGGCAGGTAAAATGACCTGCACCGCTAACTTCAATCGGTCATAAGTCTTGTTGTTTAGTTCTAAGTTATTCATAGTTCCTCCTTTAATAACATTCTCCATAAATCTCACCTGTAGACAAGTTACGTCTTGCGATATAGCACCTCATACCTGAGTTACCTATGTAGCTGATCCAGCGATAACCGTTGATATCGATATAGCCTTCATAGTTGACCGTCTCACCGGGTGCTAATGTGCCTACGACAGCACCAGCCCCGACAGACGGGTCTCGGCGGATATTCATCGTATCGGTAGCCTTAAAGGTGGCGTGTTGTTCTACTAGCGTATGCGCACCTGACGGTTTAGCCTCATCGGGATTGACCCTGCCTAAATCGGGCAGTAGATAAACCCCGTCAAAGATAGAGACATGAGCAAACCAGCCATGAACGTCTGATACTAGCCATCTATCATCACCATCTACCACCTCGCCGTGTACATAGCCCCTCATCTTGACCCAAGTGTTAGCGGGGTAGGTAGCCATTATCTCACCCGTTAGAGACGGCTTGTTGCGCCAGTTGCCATTATAGTCATGGTATAGCCACATACCTGGGTTTAGGGCTTGGCTAGCTAGTCTCGGTACGGGTACTTTTGACTGCTCTGGTACGGTGAAAGTACCACCATTTATAATAGCGTTAGCCTTATCTACTACATATTGACCCATCGGTGTACTCTTGAGCACACCAGGGCAGGCTGTCGGGAAAAAGTCACTGTGATAGAAGACATTCTCGCCTATCTTCAGCCCCCTCCAGCCTAAGTATTTAGCGATATTAGCTATCAGCTCTGCGCCGGTGTCTAAGGTCTCTCGGGCAATATCCCAACCTGGTGCGCCAGTAGAGTTGACAAACTCGATGCTGATTGAACGCTTGTTCTGTTCCCAGTTGCCTACCGCCCAAGCCGTGTTCTGTGGTTCGACGTATTGACAGACTTGCCCCGGCGATACGCCATAGTGAGTACTGGTGGCAATGCTCCTATTCTGAAAAGTCGCTCCAATACCCGCAAAACTGGTTGTAGCGGCGTGATGCAAAACAATCTTATCTATGGTAGCCCCATCCCTGCCAATGGTGTGGTTAGGTGATAGCCACTTCTGTTCAAAATATGCCATCTACTCCCCCTTGCCCATAGCTTCCAGTTCCTCCGGGTCTACGGGGATGGCCACCTCTAATTCTCCAGGTCTAATGTCCATTATTTTATTTCCCTCTCCTTGACCACTGTCATGGTCTTAGTTACTTGTGCCTTAAGCTCATCCAGCTGGCTTTGATAATGATTAGTAATAGATATCATTATTACCGTCACAAAGCCTGCTCCGACAATCTTAATTAGTGAGTTTTCCAGTACTTGAGATAGTTTACCGACTAGTGAGTTATCTTTAACGGCTAATCTGGTCTCTATCTGAGTGACTGAGGCTTGTATGCGGTCTAGGCTCTGAGCGTGTTCCCCAAGCTCCTTAGACAGGTCACGCTCAAAGGTGTCTAGACGTCCTCTAAGTTCTCCAATCTGCCGACTAACTTCATCCATACCCTCATTTTAGCAACTACTTACTGTTTTTAGGCGGTCTTCCGACAGGCTTCTTAAACTTTATCTCTTTAGGTGCTTCGGGCTCATCCTCGTCAGCAAAGCCTAGATTATCGATATCGTCAGCAATATTCTCACGCATCTGCGCTAAGTCTTCGGTCTTAACCTCGACGGGGGCTGGTTGGTGCTTGTTGTCTATCATATCGATTAGCTCCGCTACATCGACCTTGCCCTTATAAACACGTGGGATAAACTCACGCATGAACTCGGGGTTATTGAACATGATAACCACGTCACCATCTATCTGCACGTAACGCTTGTACATTCGCTCGATAGCTACATAAGCCTCTCCGCCTGTTACCGCGGTACTCTCGCCAGGCTTAAGCACCTTCTTATCCTGTACGCCGTGGTAGATACGCCTACCTGCGCTTGAGGTCTGCTCCGACTTAGGTTGCTTAGCAGGATTAGCGTATACCCACCCCATAGAATAGGCAAACGGGTTAGTTAGCTTAACGTAATCGCTCGGTTCAAACATACCTCGCAAAATCTCACGCATTGATTGAGATGAGACTACTTCAGTGCCCCTAGTGCTTGAGTCAAGGTCTTGAGTCAGCGTATCTTCTAAATTGTCACTCTGGTCTGCATTGCTTGTGTTTTCTGCCATATCCCTCCTTTATTCAAAATCATCCAGATAGTAATCTATTATGTCGCTCGGCATTGTCCCCGGTGGAAAAGTGTGCCTCTGTTCGGGCATAGCTTTACCCTTTGCTCCACCGTTAATGTTAGTTGACTTAGCCTTGCGCATCTTGTCTGTCGGGGTGGTGGTCGGCTTAGGCTTCAGCGCATCGGGGTGCTGAGCCTTATATAGATAGGCTGCGGTCTCGATAGAGATATTCTCACCTTGACGATGATGCTGTTCCCATAAGCCAAGCACATTGTTTACATAAGCCAGCTCCGCCGACCCCTCGTACTCTTTACTGCCACGCTCGCCAGGTATTTTAGGCAAAATACCACTAGCCTGTAGCTTCTCGACGCCCTGTACTATCGTCTGAGCCTCACGTTGCCGTTCCAGGTCTCGATTGTAGTCCTCGACCGCTTTAGTCACTTGGGCGTTGAGTTGCTCCGCCCTATAAACTTGAGCGGGTAGCTCCTTAGAGTAGAATTGCGTTTTCTCCGCCTCATCAGCCCATTCAAAATCAGGTGGTATCTGCTCATCAGACTTGACCCTAAGAATACCGTCCTTGCCTCTAATGGTCAGATAAGGTAGCTGGTTATAGATATACTTGCCTTCTTCGGTCATCCTTGACCATACGGCGTCAGGTAGCTCTCTTGGTTGGCTAAAACGGGGGTCTTCGGGCTGAGGTTGGTCTTGCTTTTTAGTAGCCACCATACCGCGCCGTTCAAGCTCGGCTCGCAACATTTCGTCACTGATTGACTGAGGCTGTTCCTGCTTTTTCGGGGCTTCTGGTTCTTGTTTTTCCTTGGGCTGTTCAGGCTCGGATTGCTTATCCTCCTGCTCGCCTTCGCCCCCTTGCTCATCCTCCTGCTCTTGGTCGGGTTGCTCTTGGTCAGCCTCGTCATTCTGAGACTCTCCCTGATTAGCATCAGACTGAGCTTCGTCTTGGTTGGTATCTGATTGCCCCTCGTCCTGAGTCTCTTGCTCTGGCTGTTCTGGCTGATTATCCTGCCCAGTATCTGGTTGTTCGGATGACTCATCGTTAGCTAAAGCGTTCTCTAAGATATCGGCGATATCGCTCATCTATCTCCTTTCTTATTACAATTTTAGTCTATCTTAAAATGTTGTTTATGTCACTATGCGTTATCTAAGCCGTTTTGACCACTGAACAAACTGGATAAGACGCCTGCTCCGCCTAGTCCAAGTACGTATGGATTGACAAGCCGTCGCCCCCTCTTAGCCATGTTACCAAGGTAGGATTGGATGCCTTCGTCGACGTTGTATGGCTGGATATTCTTGACGCCCAGCTTGCCCAAATTATCCATAACCTCGCCAGAGACGTCGTCTGGTACTAAAGCTCCATAAAAGTTACTGCCTGGTTCAATCCTTCTGAGCTTAGCCTCAAAGTATGGCACAGGGATATTCTTCAGGGCGGTGCGCAAATCATCAACCTGCGGTCTGATGCTTTTGGCTGCAGGCAGGCGTCCTGCCACCATCTCGGATAGGGCATATGACGGGTCATACTGCTTCGGCACCCCGTCATGACCCATCTGCTCAAGAACGTCACTAAAATTGTCAAGGATAGCGTTAAAGGCTGGTTCAGACAGCTCTTTGTCCATCAACCGATTAGCTTGCCCATAGAGGGGCGTCGGTGACTTAAATCGTCTAGTCTGACTAAGTAAGGCGTCTTTGCCATCCAGATACCAACCCGTCCTATTGACAGCACCACCGCTACTTAAAAACCTATCTATATTCTCGGGTGTATACGGCTTAGTTGTCCAGTTACCACTGGCTGTCTGATGCTCAAAGACACGGTTACCAGCAATTTTATCGGCAATGTTTTTGACAAAGTCTTTATAGTCATCTGTATCAACCACGTCAGTAAGTCCAACGTCTGGCTTGTTCTTGAAAGCACGATATAGACCAACCAGCCCCTCCCGTGGGCTATCTAGGTTAATGTCGCCAAATCTAACTAGGTTAGAGGCGGATGCCTTCACCCCGTTAGCTTTAAGTAATCTATCTAGTGCTTTCTCATCAACTTCAGTCCTGCCCCTTGGCACGGTCGGCGACCAGATATCTCGGTCAGCAATAACCGCCTTACCTGCCTTAGGCATAAGTTGCTCACGATTAGCCACCATAACTATATCGCCATAACTGGGGTTTAATGTGCCACCACCTCGTCCTGGGGCGGTGACAGCTAAAGACGGGTGCATAAAACCACCCATCTCGGTCGCCTGAGCTAACTTTTCGGGCGATATCTGATGAGTAGCAATTAGGTTACTGGCAGAGTCAAGCCCCTCGTCCAGGTGGTTCTTAATCCCGTTGGTAGCAATCCTAATAGCATCGTCGCCATAGTTCTGCGCTACCTTCTCAGCGATATCATCGCCTCTACCCTTGAGTATTCTCTTAAACAAACTGCTTAAAACGCTCATTCTAGCCTCCTAACAATCCACCTAGTGTACTAATGGTATCTTGAGGTATACCTGCATCCTGGATAGACGCAGGGGCTTCTTGGTTGGGTACATTGGGCATATTCTGGATAGGTGGTTGCTCGGGCTGAGCTTGGTCGGGTGGCATCGGCGGTTGCGGTTGTTGTTGCTGAGCCATCATCTCTGGCGGTACTTCAGGTGCTTCAGGGGTAATCGGTATACTCGGGTCTACCAGTAATCCAGCTTGGTCAGCCTGCTCCAGTCTCACTCGGTTACCTAAATCAATCACGCAACCTTGGATGTAGTCCAGCAACTTCTTCTGTCGGTCAGGTTTAGCATACAAGAATTGGTCAGTCATCAGTAACTTACGCATAGCTAAGATATAGCCAGGCTCGATATCTTGACGTGGCTCGGCATTATTACCGCCCATAATAGTGGCAAAGTCGATGTAAGCTTCACGATTGTCCACCTCAGTCTTAACGTCGCTAACCAAGCTGGTCGGGTCTACCTTAAACTTGACTAAAGCTTCATAACGTTTATCGGCGTCATGTAGCGACAGGTCTTTGAACAAGTTGTACGGGTCAATTAGCCCCATCTTAGCCATCGCCATAGCTACGTTCTCTCGTCTTTCACGGTCTACCTTGAGTAATGAGCCATGTGAGATAGAGACAGAGGCAATATCGGGCATGGTAGCCCTGGACAATTCAGTGTAGACAAACTTACCGTCAGTGTCTCTGGCGGCAAAGGGGTGTTTCTCATCATAGTAAACTTTCATCATCTGAACCAGCAACTTAAAGTAGCTATCCAAACTCATCTCGATAGCTCGTACAATCTCATCCTGTCTACCGCTGGCTTGAGACTTAATCATCTGAGCTTCACCTAAAGTATTGACGTTGTCGTTGTCGTTACTGCCTCTGAACTGGCTTGGCGCACCTAAAATATCGTGGATAGCATTCTTGATATCCTGTTTATCGTTTATGACATAGTTAGGCAATAGGTGTGGTTCTATCTCGCCATAAGCACTGCTAACAGGCTGTTCAGGTGCTGTTTCCAGCAATATCTTCTGATTAGGGTCGCGGGTGATATTCTCTGCCGTCTCTTGCTTAATTGCCCCAGCCTTAAAAACAAGGATAGAGTTAGCCGTATCGGCATTTTCGACAATCTGTCGTCCTCGCTTATTCAAAACGTCTTGTAATGGTATGACCTGCTCAAGCGGGGTAGTCTGGTCAATCAGTGATGAACCGTCATTGATGTAGTTAAAGAAGATATACGGTTTTGTCGGTCTATCTAAGAAGTTATTGACAGCTACACCCTCACCGTCATAGAGATAATTCGGATTTTTCATTTTATCAAAAACGACGTCCTTGTAATACCAAGCTACACACTCCTGTTCACCATAATCAGCCGTGTCGTCAGTAAACCATATCTCGTTGTAAGCTATCATCTCGTTAAGTAGCTTTTGACTCCATCGCTCTCTACCTAAGGCTTTGAGCAGTGCATCTTTCTTATCGGGGAATTGTTTCACCAGCTCGCCCACGCTCTTCAGACACACCTCACAAATAAACCGTGGCTCTTCACCTAGAAGACAGTTTTTATCCAAAATTACTCTGGCAGGGTCAACAGCGACAGGCTTGATATCATTCGACTTTTCGTCCCACATCAACTTGATAATGCCGACCCGCTTGAGATACATATTCTTGACAGCAGACTTTATCTTTTCAGCCAGCTTGTGACGTTCAGTGTGAATATTGATAGCCCGCTCTAAATCTTCAGCCATGACCATTGACTGAGTTTTGTCATTATCTGGCACTACCTCGCATGACGGCTCTGAGGCGGTGACGTAAGCCATGATAGCCTGCACGTCGGTAAAGATAATGTTCTCTTGGTAAGGCACTTGATGAGGATAAAGCAACGTTTTGTCTATCTGCTTGCCCAGAAAATATCGCTCGTTCTGATTGCGTACGTTCTCTAAGTTATAGCCGTCCGTATTATTCCAGTAATCTTTGCTGTCATCAATCCAACGTCTAAAGTTAGAGATGAGCTGTCTATCATCTATATCTAGCTTTAAGACAGCCTGTTCGTCTACAACGTCTGTCTGGTCAGTAATAACGTCTACTGATGGGTCATGAAAGAGTGGTTGCTGATTATCGTTCATATTATGGCTATCATAGCACGCTATAGCCATTCCACCACTGTCTAAATAGTGCGCCAATCACGTTTTGGCTGATTAGCCTCTTTGACTAGGCGTTCAATATCTAGTCCCACATCCTTGTACACGTTATGTAATCCTGCTACAAACGACGGCGTCACCTTCTTAATTATCTGGCTACGATTAACCAATGAGCCTCGCACTCGGTCAGCTGTCAGTAGTGTGTAGAATAGGGCGTCCAAGGCGTGGTCGACATTGTCTTTATCCAGCTCCTCGCCGCCCGTCTCTTTAGCGTAAACGATGGTCGGTAGCGTTTTTATCAGATAGTTGCAGCTGCGGTGAAAAAGTAATGACGGCTCATTGTCTAAAGCGTTAGCAAACATATTATGCAATGTGTCAATAGCACTAATCTTCTTGTCTCTCATCATCCTGTCAGCTCGCACGTAGATAGGTCTAATATCGGGTGGTAACAAATCAGTCTGCTCCTTGAACGCTTCAGCAATAGTCTTGTCGGCTCCGCCAGAGTGAGCATAGGCGTCGTGTGGCATGGCAAAGACATCAACTGGGTCTTTCTCTTGGATACGGGCAAACTCTTTAGCCCACCACTCAGAACCATGATGATTGCCGTGTTTTTCTCTAAAGATAAACGCTCGTTCTTTGCCGTCACCTATTTTGTCAAACATCGCCCACAGCAGTACGCATTCATCGTTATAGCCCCAATCCATGCCACATATTTTCCACGACGACTTGTATTGTTTTTGAGTTATGCCAAACTTAGCAAACTTATCAAATACGTGCCTCTCAGTGCTAAAGTCGTCAAAAACTGCACCGAACTGGACATCCCATGAACCATTACGCCAAGCTTCATATAGTTCAGGATTAGTCTGTTTTAGTCCCTCCAACTGCCTAACATATTCAGGGTCAGCTTTCATCAAGATAGGATTGCTGTCAATGGTGGCTGGTATATACGCTCGCCATAGCCCAGTCTGCTTGTCAATGACCACCTGCCAGTGAGTTTCGTGTTTTTTGCCCTTATAGTCATACCACTTATAGGTGTTATGAACCACATCGCACAGGTCAGTGTCGGGCGTGACAAAACGTTCTTTAACCCATGCCATGCCCACACCACCAGGGTTAGTAGTGCTGAACACTTGAGGATACAAATCATGATACTTACTTCTAGCTGAACTGATAAGCCTGAGATACATGTCTTCATACGGTATCTGGGTCAACTCTTCGATATTGATACGGCAATACTCGTGCCCCTGATATTTAGTGTAGCTGTCCTCGTCGTTCAGGTGACCGCCGAGCAATCTGCCTCTACCGTTACCCGTGAATAGTAGGGGCTTATGCGTTGTCTTAATCCCCAAGAATTGATACGCTTCTTTTGCTCGCCACTCAAAATCAGTTAAATCATCAGCATTACGCCTAATAACTAGTTGTTTAGCCCTTTTATTAGCCAGTCTAACGCCAAGTAGTGCTATCGACAAATCAGTTTTACCACCGCCCCTTGCTCCGCCGTACAAAATCTCACGAAAACGCCTATCACTAGCTACAGCTGAGGCTAGTGTCTGAGGTCCCGGCATCGGCACCCAATAACCGGATGAGCGTAACTTGTTAGCTTTGTTGTTCCCTAGCGTCTTCAGACGGCTTGACGTCACTTTGCTCAATCTGTCGCCCCTTTTCATCGATAAAGTCTTGACCTGACACTGGCAATATAAAGCCCCTAACACTAGTCATCTTAGCGTCAATGTCAACGTTAATCTTGCCATTCAGACTATTTTCAGACTTCTTGCCGTAAATAAAATCGTAAAGTTTTAGTAATCTGTCACTAGAGACTTTTATCTTCTCACCTGGCGCATTTCTGACAAAAATCTCTTTCAAAACGGCGATATCTAAAACGTCGCCAACCCTAGCAGTGTCATCAAACTCGTCATTGTCTAATCGTCTGAACAGGTCTTTCAACTGTTCATAACTAACGTCGTTCAATAATATCTCTAGCCGTCCACGTGGTGTGCGTTCTTTTTTCCAAGTACCGTTCGCACGTTTACCGACACCGATTGCAAAACCATTTTTGCCGTCTGCTCTTTTACCCATAAGCTAATTATACCTC